TAGCGATTTCGTCCAGGAAATTGTCGGCAGTTTGTTCCATAGCTGCCTGCAAGTATTTAGCCTGCGTAGGAAATTCATGATTTAACCATACAAACTCATGCACTAATGCAGCATACCAAGCCTTAGCGTTGCCATAGACAATCTCAGCTCGCGCAAAACCCTTTACGTTCGTAACCTCCAAGCGCCCGCTATCGAGTAAGGCTCCAGTTTTTTGCGGCACATAAAGCTGGCTCAATGTAAATGTCGGCGTTAATGCCTGTGCCAGAATCTCAGGTGTTGCAACCGAAAGCGATGAAATCAAAGCATTGTATCGCCTTATAACATCCGACATACTATCGCGGGCAGAGATTGTAGCGCTTTTTCGAAAATCTGCATGAGAGCCTTGCCGAGTCCTTCCTGGCAGCCTCCCAAAACCCGCCTTCACAGTCCTGCGCATCAAAGAATTACCTGTCTTAAGATGCTGACGTTGCGCAAATCAGTCACCCTGCTTACTTGCTGGATTTTATTTGCTCCGGACACCATCGAAGGATCTAACAAATCTGCATGTTCGCCCAGATAAAGGTAATCACCTAAAGATAGATCCCGATCAACCACTACAATAGAATTGCTAACATATTCACGCCTGTCTAGGCCGCTACGGAACAACTCGGATTTATCCTCCCACCAGCAATCTAACAGAACTGGTGCAGCAAAAGAATCCCCGCCAAAACCATCAGGCGTTGTAGCCCACCATGTAGCGCGATGAACTAGTTTCATTATACCACCCTAAACACAGCAGTTAAAAGGCCAGGCGTAATCACTCTATTCACCTGCGCCGCTAAGTATCCAGTTCGATCTAACTGAACCGCATGCTGCCCAAATCTAGTAGCTTTAAGCCCACTGCCGTAGATGTTATGAAAAGCATCTTCGCTGGACCCTAACTTTGTGGAACTTAACGGGCCCTGAGTGGAGAAAAGTTCAGCAAAATGCGCCGCCAAATAAAGTTCAATCTGGACAGCACCTGAGGAGCTAATGACGGCTGCAGTATCTGCCGCCAGCAATTCATCAACTATAAAGCTTGCCGATTCAATCGCCATAGAAAACTGTCCCGGCGTAACGCCTTTAGGAATTAAAACTTCTACCTGAGATGCGCTAATCCGGGACATTCTACTTCCTTACTTTGCAGAGGTTTTCGCCGCAGCCGCTGACTTTGATGTCGAAGCTGGGGCTGGAGCTTGGGCCGACTTCGAGGCTGTCGTCTCCAGTTGCCACCTACCAGGGAATTTAGCAACCTCCTCCGCAGTCAACGTTGCACATCCGCCGGCGCGAATACACTTGCCCTGGATCCAATGCTTCCCGCTCAGAAGTTTGTATTGCGACGTCGCGCTATTCATTACAAATCACCCCACGCATTAAGAGAAATGAACAATCCCGGAACGACCTGACTGATCAGCCTTCACTCGTGGGGCCGTAATAGCCATAACCTTAAAGTTAAGCATCATACCGCCTTGAGTCTCCCAAAAAACTGGAGTGGGCTGCAGACCGTCCAAAAGATCAACCACATCACTGGTAAATTGCACCAAAAGGACATTAGTACCCGACAAGCGCGTGGTCGATTTGATACCGCGAATGTCGGGAATTTCCAAAATTCGACCAAGGATGGACTTGTCGCTATTCGTCTTGAAGTCGTTCAGCAGGCGAGTATACACCGGGACTGAGACATACAATTGGTACGGACCAAACATGTTGTCCGACTGTGCAATTGCAATCATTGCAAGCAAATCGTCCAGGATAGAGGTACCGGCAGTTGCAGCCAATGCCCAAGAGGCTGCTACTGTACCCGTATTACGCGTCGGAGCGTTGGTATAACCCCAAATAGTGCCGCCGCCGGCTCCGACAGTAGTACCGTTAAACAGCAAATCTTCCATGCGGTCGGCGACACGGCGCGTTGCAACTGCAATCTGGGTGGTATCCAACGGAAGGCCTAGACGGCGGCTGGAGCTCAGATTACGCAGGCTGATATGGAAATCCTTATGGATGATCGGCAGCGGAGTATTAACCGGCTGGAAGAGCACTCGATCGGCCTCAGCCTCGGTAAGCCCTGACATATCAATTGAAGCATCCGACATGTCGCTCATGGTCTCATGCTGAACAGTCGTGACGCCCATTGCATTCGGGATTGACACAACCAAGTTAGCGTCTTGAAGATCGGCAATACCTACAAGGCGACTACGTGCAACTTCAACGACAACAGCGTCGAATTGCTCCCACTCATCCTTGTGCAGGACCGCATTGGTACGCAAGGCGTTGATGTTCAAGCCGTTGCACATCAATCGCGAGGCCACCGAGCCAAATCCATTGGAATCAGCATTATTCAATGTCAGATTTTCAATCACAGCAGTTTCATCGCCCATTTCATTCTCCTTATACAATTTCTACACGAATGCGAGCGGGAGTGCCGCCGCCTGAATTATTTACCGCCTCCAATGCAACTGCAACTACGCGACGTACATTGCCAACAGCCAAAGCCGCTGCCGTGACCTTCTTCAAAGTGCCATCACCATTACTTACCAATTCGTCACCTACAGCGATGGCAGGAGCTGCAGCCGGCACCAATGCATTGATTTCGGCCCCCCTCTCAGGTACGATGGCCAATACACGCTCATTTGCCGTGTAATTGGTATTCAAGTCTCTGCCTACGAAGTCCTGTTCATGCGCAAACAGTGCATAAGCATTACCTTCAGCCGCGCTATGCACCACGAAATTAGCGCCACTACGCATCAAAAGATGCCCTGGAGTGATAGTGCCTCCAGCATTAGCTTCCTTATAAATCCCTTTGCCACGCAGTACAATTGTATTCGACATCTCGAGTCTCCTTAGTTATTTGCCGCTACGACTTTAGGTTCAAAAACTTTACGCGCCGGCGTATAGTCAGCCTCGCTATTGCTATTGCTATTGCTATTCAGCGACAAGCTTGAACTATTACCTGAAAAATCAAACTCCTCCTTAGACGGCCGAATTTTACCCTGTTCCTTCAAGGCACCTACCATTTTGGCGAGCAAAGACAGCTTCAAAGGTTTCAGATCTTCTACGGCGAATTTGCCATTGGTAGTCAACTCGGTCACATATTCGGCTCGGATCGTGTCTGCGTACTCCAAGGCTTCGTTAATTTGGAACTGCACCTCAGGCGTAGCTGAAGCCAAAAGCTCCGACAAAGTGTGCAGATGCGAAGTCCCAGACGATTCCGTAGGCAGTTGTGGCGTCGCGGCAGCATTCACATTCACGTTTACAGCCTCCTCGGGAGTGCCGGCCGTAGCTTCCATGGCTGCTGGGACATTCTCGGAGGTCGAAACACTTGCGGCATTTGCACCTGTACAGGTGCATTCTGTATTGTTATCTGCATTCATCTTAGTTGCTCCTTCTCGGACTGACATGTTTGCTGCAGGGGAAGATGTGGATGTGGATGTAGGCGCAGGCGTAGGCGCTGGCGTAGGCTGTCCAGACTCAATAATCAAAGGCACAAACTGCGTCTCAGCGCGTACCTCTGTGAATGAGGCTCCAACTGTAACCTTACCCCCCTCTTCCACTGAATACGAGGCTTCATACGTTCCCCAAGAGGACCTCGTATCAACATCTAAGCTCGTCTCTTTCCGGTTACCTGCAAAAATAATCCGAGAGTCGAACAAGGCGAGCACATATGTATAACTGAATTGGCTACCTGCAACCCTATTTAAGGCAGTTTCGACGGCTGCCATCTTGTCTTGGGACGATAATTCATTGGTCCTCAACCCTAGCAAGGGCAAACAGTTTTTAATTGTGAACGTCTTCATATCTTCTCCTATGTACATATTTACCCTGAGGGAATCATTTACTCTCGGACCCCCACATCCTGATTCCACGCTACAAGCGCCGATGACACCTTCAGGCAGTACGGCAAGGTGATCTGGTACGATATTACGCCAAATATAGGAATACTCGAGGCCGTTAAATGTTCCGGATACTTCCTCTTCCAGAGTAAACAACCCGGTAGACACCTCGAAAAACGTGCCAGTATCAGTGCTAGCATCTAAAAGGGCCATGACTTCCGGAGGCACTTTAGATTTTTCAAGCCACATTTCTGTTTTTAGCTTGGTTCCGTCCAACGCAGTGTTGAACAGCAACCCAAACACCTCTGTTTCCCATACGTCAACGCTATTAGCACTTACAGACTGCCCCGAACGTATGGGGTGGCTAAAAACTACAGGTCTACCGTTCCAACCTGCAGGGAAAAGCCCAAATTCAGAAGCTAAGGCCAATGCAGGTTTATCGGCATTAGCGGAATGGAGTACACCTTCAACTAGAGCGATTATGGGTACTACAACATAGTCGACGCCCATAAAGGTTTTGGTAGCAACAAGATCGTCGGAGCCGGAGTTTACGCACGCCCTTAAGACAACGTGCTTATTCTGCCCGTGATTCTGATTTCTTAGAACTTCTAATCCATCCATCTAATCAGCTCTCAATCTAGGCTCCGACCTTGATACTATTATAACACAACAAACCAATTAAAGCTAGACGTCCCCTCAAGAATTTTGTGGGTCGTTAAACTACTGTTTTGCAATGAGCCTTGCTTCCGCGCTGCGCCTGCCGCACAGCCCGCGCTCAAACAATCCGCCACGCCACAGCCTACACATTGCCTCAATCTGCGCAGCAATGCAAGCCTCATCGCGCTCCGGGATGCACACGTCTCTGATCTCTCTGTACTCGCGCCTGGCTGATCCTACAGTAGAGCCGCCACGGTTGTACACCACGCTTACCAGTGCGCCTTGCGCGCCCGCAGACAGACCATCTAACCCATCACCGAACGACCTGCGAGCAATGCGCCAGTAACGCACCAGATCGATGCGCTCAAACACGTCCAGCGCGAGCGGCCAGCATGTCACTACATCGCTTATCGCGTCTCTTGCTGCCGCGCAATCGCTGCCGGTCGCGCCACTCGCGGTTGTCAACCTGTCAACTTGCGGGTGATCCGCCCACGTCAATCGTATTGTTCGCTCGGCTTGTGTGCCGAGGTCTGATCCGATCCCGATCGTCGGGCCTGAGTGCAGGCCGGGACAGATTGGCCGCTGGTAGCGTGCAGTGTAGCGTGCTTCTGATCCGACTTCATATCGCACTATCAGATCAACAGCATCCTGCGAAACCGGAACCAACAAAGCTGCGAACACGGCGGCTATCATTTCGTTTGCCTCCTTCAGATGTTACGACATCGTCGTGATCACGATTGTAAACACGACGAACCATTGGAGCCACGGCATCCACAGTACCAGCAGCGACCGCCACGTACCATCGAGTATCAGCGCGTGCTCTT